AAGGTCTTGAGGTTGACGAATCAACTGCCGCCAATTATCTCTTTGTTGCAAAACAAAACGCTGGAGTAACTGGCGCAACCTACACTCTTGCAGACCAACTTCTATTCACAAGCGAGATAAGCGACCCAGGCAATGACTACGCAACGGGAACATCAACCTACACGATTGACCAAGGTGGTGTCTACACAATCTACCACAAGTTCAAAGGGGAAGTGGATATTTCTACTTCTGGCTCTTGGATTTCTTGTGACGTTGGTGTCGGTGTTTATGTCAATGGAGTTCTGAAAGGAACTATCACCCATCTAAATTCTGGCAATCCTTCGGCTACGATTTTCTCATTTGATGATACAAACTCATTCAACGTAAGTGTCAAGAATGGAGATGCCATCACCCTGAAACTTGAATCAGTGGTTGGAACGGAGCAGTCAACTATCTATACATTTTCGTCTTATTTGGTAGCCTCTGATTTCACGCTAACATCTGATGACGATTCTCAATTCTACAACGGATTCAATGCCCAAGCATTTGCTCACGGCTCAGTTGTTGATTTTACCAGATTCTTTGGGCAACAGAAGCAGAGCGAACTCTTTATGGGTGTATGCAATCTGTTCAACCTCTATATTGAGCAGGACTATCTTGCAGCCAAGACGCTCCGCATAGTTCCACGAGACGAGTTCTACAACGGCTCAAATCGCAACTGGACAAACAAACTGGACTATTCTCAAGCCTATTCAATCGTGCCGATGGGAGAGGTTGTTGGCAATCCTTATGTTTTGTCCTACAAGCAAGGTGGTGATTTGGAGAATCAGCGTTATCAGCGAATCTGGGGTGGCACATACGGAGACCGAGTCATCAGGATTGAGAACGATTTCATCAAGGAAGAAAAGCGAATTGAAACCTGCTTTGTTCCGACTCCAATGTATCGCCAAAACGGCAGATATTACTCTTGGATTCAATACGAGAACACCAATGCTTCTGAACTCCGTTTGCTTTATTACGGAGGGCTTCAATCTTGCTCGGTTTACTACACCCGAAACCAAGGAGAATCTCTCACTCAGAACGCTCGTTATTCATACCCTCTGACTCTGCACATTGATTCGGTTTCAAATATGCAGTTTGACCTTTCGTTTGGAATGCCTTATGAGGTCAATGTCGCTGCTGGGTTCTCTTATTCCAACCAGAATGTTGGCAATGTTTACTGGTATAGATTCTTGACCGAAATCGCTGACAAGAACTCAAAGGTTTTCAGAGGCTATTTCAGAATATCTCCCGGTGAATGGGCAACTCTAAAGTTCAATGACAACTATTTTTTTGAAGGGCAATACTGGAGGCTTTTGTCTGTTAATGACTACAACCCTCTTGCTGATGGTGTTTTTGAATGCGAGTTTCTTCTTTCCAAATACATTGAACCCGTAACGGCAACAAGCAAGGGAGTAGGAACAAGCGCAGCCGATACTTATGACAACCGCTATCCTCTTGTCAAAAACAAACCCTTGCAAAATGGTGGAGTGGTGATTGGAGGAGGCAACGACACAGATGAGCAAGTCATCGTTCTGGGTCAAGATAACCAAGTCAACGGAGAGAGAAATGTAGTGCTTGGCTCAACTGGAACTTATGTAGCCCCCGGCCTTGACAATGTAGTGGTTCTGAACTCCGAAGGACTAACCCCAACTGAGAGCAACACCACCTACTACGGCAACTACAAAATGTGGCCGAGTTGGTTGTCTGCTGGAAAAATTACAAGCATAACAGATGCAGATTCTCCCTATTCAGTACAACCAGAAGATTGGTTGATTCTATGCGACACTTCAATGGCTTCTGTTTCGGTTGTTTTGCCTGATGTAGTTGGAATACAAGGAAAGCATTTTGTAGTCAAGAAGACGGCATCAGCAAATAGTGTGACTGTAACCGCAGGAGATGGCTCTATCAACATTGATGGTTCAACAACACACACTAACAATCAGAACTATGGATTGGATTGGTTCGTTGCAAATGGCAACGAATACTGGATAATATCAAATAAATAATGGCAACGATAAAAACCGCAGTAGACATTGACATCGCAGTCAATGGACAAACAACCGTACAACAAGCAGCAACCGCTTACGAAGATTTGGGTGATGCAGTAGCACAAACTACACGCAGAGCAGAAGAACTTGCCCATCAGTTTGGTATAAATGACGCTCGTACTCAAGAGGCCATTCGCATTGCTGCTCAGTATAGGCAACAAATGGAGGAACTTGATTTTGCCATTGAAGGTGCAAGAGGTGGAACAGAGACATTGTTCAGAGCCTCTCAAGGTTTATTGGGTGGATTTGAGGCCGCTGCTGGTGCTGCTGCTTTGTTTGGAGTTCAATCAGAAGACCTTGAAGCAACTCTGGTAAAACTTCAAGGAGCGATGGCCTTGTCTCAGGGTCTGAAAGATTTCAACGAGTTCAAACCAGCGATACAAGGTGCAGCCACTGCAATCAAGACTAATCTTGTTTCAGCCTTTACAACTTTACGAACTGCCATCACGGCAACTGGTGTCGGTGCTTTGATAATTGGTTTGGGTGCTGCCATTGCTGGTCTTGCTGCTTACTGGGATGACATCAAGGCTGCGGTCTCTGGTGTAAGTGATGAGCAGAAAGATTTGTTGGCTACTCAGCAAGAATCTGCCGCTGCTTCTCAAGCCCAACTTGATGCAATTTCAGAGCAAGAAAACATCCTCAAACTACAAGGCAAGAGCGATGCTGAAATCTTGCAGATGAAAGTCAAGCAAACTGAGGTCACCATTGCTAACTTAAAAGCGCAACTTGAAACTCAAGAGCAAGTCAAAAAATCTCAAGTAGACGCAGCCAAGAGAAACAAAGACATTCTTCAAGGCATCATTCGCTTTATCACTCTCCCTCTGACTGCTTTGCTTAAAGGTGTTGATTTGTTGACTGAGGGACTTGTCAAAGTTGGAGTGATGGACAAGGCTTTGAATCTTGAGGAAAGTTTTTCAGGTGGTTTGGCTTCATTGATTTTTGACCCAGAAGACGTAGCATCAGAAGCAGATGCGGCTATTGAGGAAACGAAGAAAGGATTGACCAAACTTGAAAACACTCTTGCCGGATACAAACTGACTCAACAAGCAAACGCAAAAGCAGCAGCCAAGGAAGCAGCAGATGCAGCAGATGAAGCAAGAAAAACAGAGGAAGAAAAACAACAAGCCTTTCAAGATAGATTGGCAGAAGCCGAGCAAGAGCGTCTGCAAAGGGAGAAAGAGGAATATGACCAATCTCTCAAGAATCTTGACCAATACTATTCCAAAAAACAACTTGCTCTAAACAAGGCTCTACTTGATGGGTCTTTGGCGGAAGAACAATATGCGCTCAAATCTCAAGAGTTAGAGTACCAGAAGAACGAGGCAATCATTCAAGTTCAAAAGGACTATGCCGATAGTTCAACGATGTCAGAACTTGAATTGTCTGAGAGGCAGATTGAAATCAACCGCAAACGCAATGAAGCCATCAAGCAGCAAGACGAAGCATTGGCAGCAAGTAAGCAAGAACTTTATGACAACACGATTGCTCTTGGTGATGCTATCATTGGACTTGTTGGTGAGCAAACAAAGGTTGGTAAGGGATTGGCACTTGCCCAGATTGCAGCAGATACGGCACGAGCCTTGTCAGGTGCATTGGCAAACGCTAATTCTCCAACTCCTGACAACATTGCAACTGGTGGTCTTGCAGGAATTGCAAAATACATTGCTTTGGCAACTCAGATTTTGGGAAATGCCAAACGAGCAAGAGACATTCTCAAAGGCGGTTCTGCTTCGGCAGTTGGTGGCTCAATCAGTACTGGAGCAGTTCCTCAAATAAGCACCGCACAATTCCAAGGTTCAAAACTCGGTCAGGATTTCACCGGTTCTACCAAGGTCTATGTGACTGAAGGAGACATCACCAGAACCCAAAGGAGAGTACAAACAAATCAACGAGTTTCCGTCATAGGAGGCTAAAATCATAAAACCGCTAATTATATACAGATGGAACTGCCAATCTACAAACTTGTAATCAACCCCGAAGATGAAACTGGGGTAGAGTTCGTGTCCCTTGTGACCAAACCAGCCATTGAGCGAGATTTTCAATATTTCAATGACCAGTTCGTTGACCCAAGAGCAGGAGAAAGCGAGGAGGACTTCATCTCTCGCTGCATTCAGGTTCTGATTGGTGAAGGCAAAAGCGAAGCCGAAGCCGTTGCCATTTGCTATTCTTACTGGGAACAGAAGTTTCAGTTTGAATCCTACAATGACTACCCCAAGGCAGCAGGTCAAAACGCTCAAAGAGGGATGAAGTTGAACGAGGCAATCGGTGGTCAATGTGCTACCTTGGTAGGAAAGAACAGAGCTAACCAATTAGCCAACGGAGAGAACCTTTCTCTTGAGACCATCAAGCGCACCTATTCCTTCCTGTCCAGAGCGAAGACATACTACGACAAGAACGATACCGAATCTTGTGGTACTATCTCCTATCTCTTGTGGGGTGGTGACGAGATGCTTCGTTGGACTGAGCGTAAGTTAGAGCAGTTGCAGTTGAAGAAAGCCCGTAGAGGTTTTGCCGTTCAAGACGAGGAAAAGAAAATCATCTCAGGTCCAGCAATGATTGCCGACCTTCCCATCTATCGCTACGATGATATGCGAGGTGAATACTATGTTGTGTTTGACAAGGAGACCATCTTTGAGATTGCCAAGAAATGGGCGAAGCAAGACCGCTATGACTCAGTCAACATCCATCACGATTTGCCCTCTGCTGGGCTTTCTCTCTTTGAATCATATATCATAGACAGAGAAAGAGGAATAATGCCTCCAAAGGGCTATGAGGAGGTCGCTGATGGTTCTTGGTTTGTTTCTTACTTGGTCAATGATGATAATATCTGGGAGCGAGTGAAGTCAGGCGAGTTCCGAGGCTTCTCCGTTGAAGGGCTGTTTGATTTTGAAATGACCCAAGAGCAGAAGGTTTCTGACGCTTTGTTTGCAAGAATCAAAGAGATTGCAGCCAAGTGGGACGGGAAAAATTGAGCCAAAAAATAGACACCACTAATTAAATATAGATATGAACTCAAAAGAAGTAATTCACGAGATTCGGACTTTGCTGGGATTCAGCGAGGAGCCGAAAGCCGAAATCGAGATGGCATCTGCTATGCTCGTGGACGGCACAGAGATTCAATGGGAAGGCGAGTTGGCCGTAGGTACTGCAATTTTCGTTGTAACAAACGAAGGCTTGATTCCTGCTCCAGACGCTACTCACGAAGTTGAAGGCGGAATGTTGGTAACCACCGAAGGCGGTTTGGTAACTGAGATTGTTGAAGTTGAAGCACCTGAGGTAGAGATTGAAGTTGAGGCTGAGAAATTTGCCACTTTGGAAGCCTTTGAAGTTGCCGTTGCTGAATTGAAAGCCGCTATCGCTGACTTGAACTCTAAGGTTGAGAAGTATGGCGAGAAATTCGCTGCTCAAAGTGAGGCCGTTTCTAAGGCCGTTGATTTGGTAGAGGCTATCGCTGAACTGCCCTCTGCTGAACCCGTAAAAAAGGACGAAGTGAAATTGTCCAAGAAAGACCAGCAGTTCGCAAACATCATCAAAATTGCACAAACCTTAAAAAAATAAAATCATGGCATTTAATGTAACCGGGTTGACTAATTATGTCAACGAGCAAAGCACCGACATCCTTGTAAAGAGTTTGTTTGGTAGCAAGACGGCCTCTATGCTTCAAGCAGCAGGTCAAGTTCAAGTAGGTGTAAAGAGCGCAGAGGCTTTGAACATCTTGTCAAGTGATGTATACTTCCAAGCCGATGGCTGCGGATACACATCTTCTGGCAACACCACTTTCTCTCAGCGCACTATCACCGTAGGCAAAATCAAAGTAGAAGAGGACTTGTGTCCCAAAACTTTGGAAGCCAAGTGGATGCAGACCCAAATTGCTGCTGGTTCTCCTACTGCAGTTCCTTTTGAGCAGGCTATCACTGAGAGCAAGGCTTCTGTAATTGCCAAGCAGTTGGAAATTGCTATGTGGCAGGGTGATACTGCTACCTCTAACACCAACCCCAACACAAACAAGTTTGATGGTTTCAACAAAATCATTGATGCAGTTTCTGCTTCTACTATCGTTGGAAACGTGGATAGTGTGACTTCAATCACGGCTTCTAACATTGACAACATCTTGGACGGAATCTACTCTGTTATCCCTGCTGACATCGCTACTGCTGATGACTTGGTTTGCTGGGTAGGTGTTGACACTTACAAGAAGATGCTGGTAAACTTGAAGAACGCAAACTTGTTCCACTACGTTCCTGATGCTGGAACTGCAATGGAAATGGTTTACCCCGGCACGAACATGAAGGTTGTTGCCGTTGGTGGATTGGATGGCACTAACCGCATCTTCGCTGGTCGCATCAGCAACTTCTTTGTTGGAACTGACTTGGCTAACGAGGAGGAGGAACTGAAATACTGGTACTCTCAAGACAACGATG